TAAAGAAACGCATAACGCCAAAAGACCTGGCAACGTTCCCTTGGGAGAAGAAAGAAAAGGCCGCCGACGGGTTTAGTATCTTGCGACAGTTAGCACAATGACATGGCGAAATTAGGGGACTTAATTTTAAGAGTTGGCGCAGATACTTCCAAGCTCAATCAGGGCTTAGGCGACGCGCGCAAAGCAATTGCGAAGAACACGGCAGAGCTTCAGCGTTTAGGCAGTACAATGACACGTACAATTACGTTGCCGCTTGCCGCCCTGGGTGCAGGCGCAATTAAAAGCGCGTCAGACCTGGAAACCCTGGAAACGTCGTTTATCTCATTAACTGGAGGCGCAGAACAAGCCGCCGCCATGATGAGTCAATTGAACGAGTTTACCGCAAAGACACCGTTTCAAATTGATGCGGTTGCAAAGTCGGCGCGCCAGCTTATTGCATCCGGTACGGGCATCGATGAGGTTAACGACCAGTTGCAATTTCTTGGCGACATCGCTGCAACCAGTGGTTCGAGCATTGACGAAATAGCCGCCATTTTTGCCAAGGTCAACGCCAAGGGAAAGGTTGAATTGGAAAACCTGAACCAATTAGCCGAGCGCGGAATCCCAATCTTTACCGCCTTAGCCGATGCAACGGGGTTACCTGCTGACGCTTTAGGCGCGGGCGCGGTTAGCGTCGAGCAGTTCAACGAAACCTTAAAAGGTTTTGCGACCGAAGGCGGATTCGCTGCCGGGGCAATGGAGCGACTAAGCGAAACGGCGGCCGGTAAGTTCAGCACGGCAATGGACAATTTGAAGCTTGCCGGGGCTGAGTTGGCGGAAGATTTAATGCCGGTAGTAAAAGACCTTATTGACGGTTTTACGCGCATGATGCAGCGCATTCAAACGCTTTCACCGGAAACTAAAAAATTTGGCTTAATAATCGCTGGCGTTGCTTCTGCCGTTGGGCCGTTGCTCGTTATGATTCCAAACCTTATCATCGGCATAAAAGCCGCGCGCACGGCATTTGCTTTGCTCAATACTACGATGCTAGCCAACCCATTCGGACTTGTTGCCGCAGGGCTTACGGTTCTCGTTGGGGCAATCATCCTGCTGACCGACGAAACAAAGGAAGCGGTAAGCGCGGTCGACCAACTCGCAGAAGCTAACAAGGGGTTGAGCCTTGAAGAACAAAAGCGCAACATTGAAGAACAGATCGCGAAGCAGCAAGAAATTGTTGACGGCCTAGAAGCGGAACGCGACGCAAAGCAAGAAATTGTCGACCAGGGATATGGCGGTAAGGCTATCAACGAAGCAAACGCGGCAAATGCAGCCTACAAAGCAGGCACTGACCAGCTCGACAAGCTCAACGCCATGCTTGCCAACGTCAACGACGAGTTAGCAAAGAACGACGACGGCAACAAGAAGGCAGCAACGTCAACGAACACGCTCACGCTGGAAATGGTGAAGGCATCGGCAGAGGCTTACAAGTTGCAGCAGGAACTTGCGAAGCTGGGCACGCAGGCCGACGAGTTGGTAGATAAGGATTACGATTTAGGAAAGGCGTTTTTCGGTAAGGCCGAGCCGAATTTGGATTTAGCTGAATTCGATTTTGTCGATGAGGTTTTCGGCGACGAGGACGATTTAGCAAAGGCGGGCGACCGCATACGAGCAACAGCAGCAGCGGCACAAGCAACCATGCAGCAAGTTGCATCAAATATCGGCGGATTTTTTACGCAGACATTCCAGGGTGTAATTGCAGGAACAACGACGTTTAAGGACGCTTTGCTTGAAGCACTTAAGGCCATCGCGATAAAGCTTGCTGCCATGATTGCAACGTTTGCTGTGTTGTCGGCATTCATTCCAGGTTTTGCCGGCACGGTTGGCGGCTTAAAAGGCTTTGTTGGTAGCGGCTTTGGATTCGACTTACCGCAATTCAGTAACGGCGGTATCGTCAGCGGCCCGACGCTTGGACTCGTAGGCGAGTACCCCGGCGCAAAGACGAACCCCGAGGTAATCGCGCCGCTTGACAAGTTGCGCGGAATGCTTGGCGGGCAAGCCGTACAAGTTACCGGCAAGATTAGCGGACGCGACATCTTGTTAACGAGCGAACGAAATGCAATTGACAGAAACCGAGTAAGAGGATTCTAATGGCTGACCCGATCCGACTATACAGCGAATTCACCGACGACCTAGGCGGCGATTGGCGCGTAAACATCCACGACGCAAACTTCACCGGGACAACTCAAACGTTCGTGCTTGGGGCTGATGGCTTCGTACTGCGTTATTCCGGTAACAACGAAGACCGATACCAACCCGTAATCGGCAGCGAAGTTACGTTTACGCTGATGGAAGAAAACAGCGTACACACGGGATTCATGGACGACCTGGCGACGGCTGCGGAACAGCGTTTCAGCGTCAGCATCTACAAAGACCCGGACGGAACGAATGACTTTTTTTGGGGCGGCGTGCTGTACCCGGAACAGGTAGTACGGCCCTTCGAATACTTCCCGGTCGCCAACACGATCACAGCGGCCGACGATTTAGGCAACCTGCAAAATATCGACTACAACAACGCAGGGACGGCGTACACGGGCACGGAATCCGTGGTCGAACATCTGCTGAACTGTTTAAACAAGTTGCGTTCGACGCAGCTTTGGGGAGCAACGGACGATTTCCTGTATTACGTCAACGACTTTAAGGCGAGCAGCCCGGCATACACGGGCAGCAACCAGCTCAATGATACCAGGATAAGCCATTACGGGCTTTACAACCCCGACAACAACAACGACAATCAATATTACAGCGCGTTTACGGTGCTGGAAAGCTTGGCCAAGGTATTCAATGCCCGAATCTTCCAAGCGCAGGGCAAATTTTGGTTTTTGCCTGTAGGCGCGCAGAAGTACAGCACGACGTTAACCGTGGAAGGCACGTACAAAGACGGCACGGCGATAACGCAGCAAAGCCTAGCAGCGGCAAAGAGCTTCGATAGCACGTTCGAACGGCTCAACGGCTACGAATATACGTACTTGCCGCCGCTCAAAGAGGTGATGCGCACGCGACGTTACAACGGCAACTGGCCTATTATCCTGGACAACCTTTACACGGAAGCCGAGTTCGGGACCACGAAAAGCGATACCGACATTGATTACAACACCGGCACGCAGTTCGCCATTTCGGGGACGTTCAATTACGAGTTCGACGGCGACGGGACGACGACAGGAAACGCCCGCGTCGGTCGCGTTATGCTGCGTATCTTGATTAAGTCCAGCACGAAGTACCTGAAGCGGGAGGTAACGTTTACCGGTACTTCCAATGAACTGTTCATGGAACCCGGTTCTGTTCTGGTGTACACGTCGCACCAATACGGCGCGCTGAGCTGGGAAAGCTCGCTTAGTTACTACGAATACGTCAGCCCCATTTTCGACGTAAACGAAGGCGGCAGCTTTTCAATACCCTTGTTTATTGAAACGCCTGCCCTTGCCACCGACGAAACGGGTTTAGATGTGCGCGTTGACCTATTGGGACGCGATAACGACGGAAACAACGCCACGGCATACGTTGCCACGGCCGACGCAGATTACGAAATCGTAGTGTTGCGAGCTGACGTAATCGCAGGCGAAGCGTTGGGCGACACGGTAGAATTTACCGCTACTAACAGCGACGACGCACGCGGAAGCATTGACCAGGGCGAAGTGCTATTCGGCGACGCGGAAAGCGTAAACGCTGACGGCATCGTGGGCGTGATTATTTCGGCGGCGGTGGAAAGCGTCACAGAGTGGCAAAGCCTCAACCACACAACTACGGGCGTAGGCATCAACCGCCTGGGCGTGCAGGAAATACTTGGCGGCCAGCGCAAGGCGACGCGCGTGCAGCGTGGCAGCGTTTACGGCTCAATTATTTACCCTTGGCAAGTCATCGACGACACCGACGGCGACTATGCACTGTTTGAAATGAGCTACACGGCGCGCGATTTAACCAACGAAGTCGAGGCGTTTCTGCTCGCTCGGGATACCTCGACAACTACAGGCTTCGAAAGCTCGCCGATTCACGACAATACGCCAATAACCGAAGACCCCATAGGCCCGGCGGCCGGGTTGTACCGTTCCGAGCTTCAGCGGCGCGGCGATGGCGTTGCACAATGGGGCAGCCGTGACCAGAGCGTTGTTCGAGTTATCGAAAGCCGAGCCGCTTCTACGCAATCTGTGAACGATACGGACCGGCACATATTCAACACGTGGTCAGGCGCGAATGGCTTTGGCAGAATTTTCTTACCACCGATTGCAGAGAGCAAAGGCCGTGCCATTATGTTCCATAGTGACGGCACGATAAGCGCAAACACCTACGTGACGCTGTTGCCTGACCCGAGCGATACGAGTACAACGATTGACAACGCAATCAGTTACGATTTCAATCGCGCTTATGATGGCATCACTATCTTGGGCCACGAAGATGGCAACTGGTATATTATTCAAAAGAAGGAGAAATGATTTACGAGATGGCAATGGCATTGCTGCCAATCATTGCAGGTATCGTTGGTGTTTGGGTGAACCTCAACAGCACGGTCGCACGGCTTAAGAGCCGCGTGATTCAACTCGAGCTGCATCAGGACGAACTGAAGCGCGACATCA